TATATTTTATTAAGATTTATATTTTGTCCAATCTCTCGATTGTGGCAAGTTCCTGTTGCCAACAACAGTTGTACTTGCTGATTTATCATCAGCATAAAGCTTGTCAGACTTCTGTCTATTACACTGCCAGTGCGCTAGCTGTAGGTTATTGATGTCTGATGGATGACCGTTCCGATTGATTGGAATGATGTGGTCAATGACTGGTGACAAAGGATGTGGATACTTCAATGACTTGTCAACCGGCAATCCACAAATCCCACAAGTATTTCTGGTCTTCAGAATAATCTTTTTATTCTTTTCAAAAGCAACTCTATGAGGACCACTCCGGTCCGGTCTATCCTGGGGGGTATTCATTTAGGGAGGGGCCTTTCTTTTTTTGGGAGGTAGGGGGTTAATTTTTTATGATGTAGGGGGGAGGTTTTTTAGCTTCTTACACCCTCGTATATTTAACATATCTTATATTCTGTTAAATAAAACTAACATCCTTAGAAGTCAAGTGTAACAAGTGTTTACATCTGTTTCATTAAAAACTAATTTACGTTTTCTCAATATGTAAAATAAATAATCATTTAATAGCTAAAATTCATCATTGAATCATCCAATTCATCCTGCTTAATACCTATATAATCAAGTGTAATATCTGGTGATGAATGATTAAATAATTCCATCAAGATCGCTACATTTTGATTTTTTCTGTAGTGATGGTAACCAAATGACTTTCTCATGGAGTGGGTTCCAATATTCTTCAAGCCAACATGTTCAGCTGCTTGCTTTAAAATTTGGTAAGCAGCTACTCGACCTATGTGAGTTATCCGAACTCCATCCGTCCTGACTTTCTTTTTGCTAGGAAATAGATAGTCATATCCTTGTAGCTCATTCGTCTTAATGTAATGATTCAAGGCCTTTCTTAATTCCGGATTGATAGCAAAACGCTTGACTTTGCCTGTCTTCTTCTCAATGACTTCTATTCTATCACTAGTCACATGTTTAACTTGCAGAGGTATGATGTCGCTGATACGCATTCCAGAATAAAGACCACACATAATCAGAACATAGTTTCGCTCACTCTTTGATTTTAAGAAGTTTTTCATCCGTTCAATATCATCAAGTTCTCGAATAGGTTCTACTTTCTTCACGACATCACCTCCAATCCATACAAAAAGGCAGGATGTGCCTGCCTTTACAATTATTTCATAATATAATTTTAGCACATAAAATCATATATTTACTCCGGACTTGCTCCGAGTTTACTCCAAAAAAACTCCAAGTTTACTCCAAAATTTCAATCTGTTCTCCATTGCGGTATAGCTCTGCAAATGCCATCAAAGCTTTCTCCAAAATTTCGTAATATGAACTTTCTGAAAGAGACAAGTCCATTGCGATTGTTTCATTCTTCTTGCAATCCCACTGAAGGTACTTTTCGAAAAGTATCCTACGATATAGAGGATCGTGTAAGCCGCTAACCGCTTGCTCAATTGCATCCAGCTCAAGCTCTGCATCAACTTTCCGTATAGCTAACTTCTCGACTTGACTATTTCTTCCACTTGACGGATTTCTCGGCATAAATGAGTAGGTTGTCGTTACTCTCTGACCTTCGGTGTCATTGGCCACACGACGCCAGCGAGGATATCCTTCTAAAATTTTCTTGGCATTTTCTTTTGTTTTAGTTTCGTTTATATCAGGAAAGAAGGGCATCGCTCACCTCGTTTCTATCTCAAGTAATTCTTCCGTCGATATCTTCGTGTTTGTTTCCACTTGATAATCTTACCATCGTTATTGTTGTTGAAATAATCTGGCAATCTTGCTGTTGGGCTTTCTTTGTAGACCACTTTTTCGACTACCTGTATTCCAGGCATCATTTCATCATCTATC